CATAAGTTGCTATTATAGGTCATTTATTTTTTTTAAATCAAAAATAGAAATAATAAATTGATAATCAAAGAGGTTTATTAATAGTGTTTGTTTTTATACTGTTTTTAAGCTAAAAAACAATCACACAACTTACCACGATACTTACTCTTTTTTGTATCTTTGCACTCAAAAAAGAATGAGTTATGTATTTCTATCTAAAAGAACCAGCAGGGGACAAAGATACGATTATTATTATTCAGTATTACATTAAGGACGAAAAAAAAATATTCAAATACTCTACGGGGGAGGTGATTAATCCGAGTGATTGGGACTTCTCGGCTCGTATGCCCAAGACACGGAAGGGGGCGGAGGGGGTGAGGCTGAGGAAGATTACTACCTATATTATGCAGTACCATGATTTTCTTATCACACTTATAGATAATCTTAAACTCAATGGGGAGAAGGTGAGTCGAGAGAAGTTGAAGATGGAGTTCGATAGACACTTTAAGCCTGATAGGGTGTCACAAGAGTTTGAGTACTTAACTGATTTTGTAGATGATTTTCTATCAAATATCAAGGGGGCTATTAATAAAAATACAGGTAAGGGGTATAAAGATAATAGTATAAGTACGTATTCTAATGTAAGAAATGTGTTAAAAGAGTTCGAATATAAAAACAAAATAAGGGTTCGTGTAATAGATTATAATAAAGAGATGAATGATAAATTCATTGATTATTGCATACATAAGAGAGGTAATGGGCTTAACTCTGTAGGTAGCTATATACAAGTAATAAAGGTTTTTTTGAAAAGGGCCAAAGATAAGGGCTATAAGGTTAGTGATGATATTGCAGATCTTACAGTAACAAGGACAAGGAGCATATCGGTAGCTATATCTGAGGAGGATATAGATAGGTTGTTCAACTTTGATTTTTCAAACAACAAAATACTTGAGAATGCAAGAGATTTGATGATATTAGGACTTTGGACAGGATTACGAATATCTGACTTTATGAATTTACCTGTTATTGATCCTGATAGTAAATTCATAGAGGTAGAGCCCAAAAAGACGAGTAATTCATCAGGTATAAAGGTGATTATCCCATTACATCATCACATCAAGGAAATGATACGTAGAAGAGGAATGCCGACTCCATTAACTGATCAGTATTTTAACAAATTAATCAAAGAGGTTGGTAAGGAGGTAGGTTTTACTGATAAAATGGAAGGAGACTTGATGAACCCAAAAACGAAACGGAAGGAGCGAGGTGTATATGAAAAGTGGCAGCTGATTAGCTCTCATACATGTAGGAGGAGCTTTGCGACGAACTTATATCTGATGAATTTTCCAACGCTCTCAATAATGAAGATCACAGGACACACTACAGAGGCGAGCTTTCTGAAGTACATCAAGGTGACTCCGAAAGAGCATGCAGAGAAGTTATTAGCACACTGGGAGGCGTATTATGGGGGTAAAAAATAACAGATAAGATAAAGCAAAGGAGGTTTTAGACCTCCTTTTTTTGTTGGTCATTGGTTTCATATTGTTCCTTGAGTTGCAGGGTATCATATTCTTTGCGGACGAGGTGCTCTATTAGGTTTGCCTGGGACATGCCTTTTTTCTCAGATAACTCCTTGAGAATAGCCATGAACTCCTCGGAGGCTCTCAATTGAAAGACTTTTGTTTTTATACGTGCCATATTGTTTTTTTTGCAAAGATACATATATATTTTAATGTATGTATATATGTAATTACATTTAACATTGCAAACAGAAAGATTTATGTGTTTATTAACTTTGTGTAATTACAAAAATAATTACCTTTGCACTGTCAAAAGATAAGAAATAACATTAAAACTAAAAACAATGGATACAGTACAAACATGGACAAAGGCTTTGAAAGCAAAAGCCCGCAAGGAGTTGTTAGAGATTTACAACTGCTATGAACCTAAAAAGGTGAAGTTTATCAAAAATGTAATCTTTCTTCCTAATGGAAGAGCACGAAAGATAGGTTACCAGCACGATTATTCTTACTGGGCATGGTAACACCTCAAAGACCTAAGCAAGTCTAAAAACTGCTTTCAAAATCTAAATTTTGCATTATCAAAACGAAATAAGAATATTAATCATTAAATAATATAAAGATGAAAGAGTCTATCAAAAAACAAGAACCTCAAATATTTTTTGAATGGTGTTATAACAATTATGAAGTACATACCAAGTTAGAACTCAAGGGGCGTAGTATAAAGAAATCAGAATATACAGAAGGTATCTACTTCGTAACACCAAAAGCACTCGAAAAACTTGAAGCAAAATACACTTGTACCTGTTACGATGTTCATTCATTAAATAACTAACAAAAAGCCCTGAGCAAGGCGCAAAAAGGCTCTATTTTTTTTAGTATTAACATTAAATACCTATATCAAAATGAAAAAAGAAAAAGAATATGCGTGTGAAAATCTGTTGTTTGATTACTTAGTGATTATTATAAAAAATTCTATGAGATTGAAAATTGTGAAATAAGTGGAGCTGAGTTATATTCCTCAACTGATGATAGATTGGAGTATAATGTAAAATGGGAACGAGAAGATGGGAGTATGGCAGATTATGAAGAAAAAGAATATAATTTCCATTGGTTACCGGTAGTACATTTTGTTTATGAAAAATTTAAATCTGAAATACAAACACTAAAAGACGAAATACAAGCACTTAAAGAACAAATTAATAATTAAATCAATCAACTATGATACCAACTATAACACCTCAATTAAATCTAACAAATAACATTGCTAATAAGTACAATATCAGTACTATGTATGATTGTGATGGCAAATGCTATAAGACTGCTGTAACAGATATAACAAGCACTGATACTCTATTCGAGCAAACCACCACCAGCTATAGAATGGCACAAGGTAACCATCAGAGAGCTGTAGAAGCCTATGTAAATAAAGCAAACCAAATAGGGGCGCAAATCATCTATCAGTACTCTTATGGCTGTTATGCTGTACGTACTACTTTGCCTCTCAAGGGGCGTGGCATAACTAAATCAGAGCAAACAGAGGGGCTATATTATGCCACTGAAAAAGCCCTTGAAAGACTAAAAACAAAATATAAATGCGCTCCTAATATAGACCCCTACTAATAGTTAATTTCTTTAAGAGAAAGTTTAACACTATTAGATGTAAAAATTTCCTTGAAAAAGTTTGTATAATTAAAACTTTTATTGTACCTTTGCAGTGTCAAAATAAGACAAACAAGTTCATTTAACATTTATTCCTGATGAGCCGACAGGGGAAATAAACGGCGCAATGTCTATGAAAAATAGATTTACAGCAATTAAAGAGATTGCAGAGGCTAATCCTTATGGATTTACAATTTCAATCATTGACTTTCAAACTCCTAAAAAAGGGTATTGTGTAGCAATGAGATTAACTCAAGATAGCTTCGGAGACGAGGGGCTTAAAAGAGTGATAGAAATTGCAGAACAAAGCACCTTTACCGTGGGAGGGTGGTTTGACGAGCGAGACAATCGGTATTATTATGATTGTGTAATGATAGTGAATGACTTGCAAGAAGCCTTAAAGATAGGGCGGGCTAATGAGCAATTAGCTATTTATTCTCTTGATGAGAATAAGGAAATTAGGCTTTAACACAAGGGGAGGCAACTCCTCCCCTTTTTAAATTTAAAACGATGGAAAATATTATTAAGAACTTACACAAGTTAAAGGGATTGTTATCTGAAGAGCAATTGGAGAGATTGGAGGAGTCCGCAATATTACATCGGAGATACTCTCGTATCTTCTTTAAAATATTGGAGATAAACATGGATGATAAGATATTGAATGTACAGATAAGCCAGGAGAAAAGCCCCTCGGACAACTATGCAGACGGTAAAAGAATGGTTGATATAGTTGAAGAGACATTCAGACCGTATTTTGAAGGGTGGCAGATAAGGAAGGTTACTTATCCATATATACAATCCCCCGCAGAGGAGGTTACTCCAGAATGGATACAGGAACGAATGAATAGGTATAAGATAGGGAATAAGCAATTGGTAACAGACTTAGGTATTGCAAAGGCGGAGATCTCAGCTCTCATTAACGGACATAGAGAGATGGGGATAAGGACAAAAGGGCTTTTTTACTACTATTTTAAGTATAAGGAAGCAACTTTTAATTAAGAAAAATTTAACTATACATTCTTCAAAAAAGCATGCTAAAAGTTTGTATATTTAAAACTTTATTTGTAATTTTGTAGTGTCAAAAAGAAAGAAGTATAACAAATAAAAATTAAATTATCATGAAAAAGTTTAGTATCAAGAATGATGTTATTAATCAAGAATGGGTTAAGGCTAACTTAGACCGAAGAGATTATGAAGTAAAAGGAGATGAGATCATCATTACTTACTTTGAAGATTTTCAGAAGGATGACATTCTGAAGGCTATAACAGAGAGAACCTATGATGTAGTCTTTAATGATGATAGTAGTAGTAATAGTAAAGGATTTGATAGCACCTTTGATTATTGTAAGAATTACATATTAGCATTCAATGGGAGTAATCATAGCTACTTTGCCGACTATAAGGGAGGCATTGTGCAGGTAGTGTGTAACGAGACAGGAGAGGTGATGTATGAAGAGGAAGTAAGATAGGAAAGTAACAATAAAACAGAAAAGCGTACCATGGTAAGTGGTACGCTTTTTCTTTTTAAGGCAAATTAATAACCAAACAGAGCAACCTTCCTAAAATTACATCTTTAGATTAATAACAGTGCAAAGGTAACAAATATCCTTATATAATAGTGCTAATTATTGTTAGCACTATTATAGTCAAGCATTATGTAACTTTGTAGCATGGAATTGAAGTTTAGTACATATAACGAAAAAGGTGATGTTAGCCGTGTAGATAGTGAGAAAGGCATTATCTATGGGGTGGCATTGGCTAATATGGGGTTGAACAAGAATGGTTACTACTTCTCAGAGCGGTTCCTTGGTGAGTTGAAAGACTTTGGTAACAAGAAGGGAGAGATAAAGGCTCGGTTTGAGCACCCCTCTTTTACTGGCGGTTCGTTTGGCTCTTTCATTGGAAAGTACAAGAATTTCAATGTAACAGCGGGTCGGTTAGTTGGTGATCTGTACCTTGCTGAGATAGCAAGAAAAACAGAGGTAACGGGGAGAGGTATTAGCTTGTTTGACTATGTTATTGGAATGGCTCATGAGTGTCCAGAGATGTTTGGAAACTCCATATACGTGGAAGCTGATATTGTAGATGAAATCTACAAGAAGGAAGGCAAAGAGCTTGTAGGTATGGGGTTGAAACTCATAGACTGGATAGCCTCTGATTTGGTAGATGACCCAGCAGCCACGAATGGGCTTTTTTTCAATAGACAACCTAATAATAATAAAAACAAATTGCATATGAATAAAATTGTTAAGGAGCTTTTTGCTTTTATGACAGACTTTAAAAAGAAAGTCAGTGAAGCGAAAGTATTTGATGTAGATTTAACCTTAGCCAATGGAGATATTATCACCGTGGTTACAGAGGGAGAAAGTCCAGCGGTGGGCGATGAAGTGAAGAAGAAGACTTCGGAGGGTCAGAGCGATGAGAGCGCTTTGTCGGATGGGGAATATCTTTTGAAAGATGAAAGCACCCTTGTAGTAGAGGGCGGACGGATTAAGGAGATTCGAGAGAAAAAGCAACAGGAAGAGCCTGTAAAGGTAGACGAGGAGTTTGCCAAGACAGTAACAGACTGCTTGAAGGCGGTAATGGATAAGGTAGAGGGTATCTCTAAGGAGTTTGAGCGAATGAAGAAGACAGGGAGTAGCTTTTCTTCAGAAGATCCAAGGGGTAGAAGTCAGGAGCCTGCCAATGGTAGCAAGAGACGCTCTTTTGAAGAGTTGAAAGAATTATATGACAAATTGAAGTAAGAAAGGAGGAAAAGAATATGGCAACAGCAATAAAAGACTTTATTAAAGAGCCAGCGAGGGTCAAAGAGTACATCAGGGACGTTAAGAACTTGTTGGAGGATCGCTCGTTGGGATTAGCCGGTATTAAAGAGGCTATGACAGTAGTAGAGAATGTAACAAAGGAGACTGAGTTCGGCTACTACGGACACACAGAAGGGGTTACTCGCAAGGATACAGGTTGTGGTATGGCAGCAGTGCCTTTTAGCATTCCTGTACGTACTGGGTGGTGGGATCCTAAGGCATTGAGGGTTACCATTAAGCAGTGTTATGCAGACTTTGAAAAGACGATCCTGCAATGGTGCAGTGTGAATGGGATTGATAAGCTCCATATAGAAGACGATCAATTCGTTATGTTTATCGCTAAACAGTTGGAAAAGACCATCAATGCAGACTTTAATAAGTTTGCTTTCTTTGGCGATACTCAAGCGAGCAATGTAGGTTCAGGTTCAGGGAATGAGTTATTGACCACAGGGGTGGCAAAGGAGAACTACAATGTATTGAATGGGCTATTTGCCTCCTTTCAATCATTTATCACCTCTGACCCGAGCAAGCGGGTAACTATCACAGAGAACGCACAAACAACTTTTGCAGCTCAAAAAGCGTTGGCTCGTGATACAGCATTTAAGGCATGTACGGAGCTATTGGATAAGGCAGACGGTTTAACCTTTGCAGATGGTTCAGAGCCTATCTTCCTAATGACATACTCTATGGCAAAGAATTTGTCCCGTTATCTTAGAAGTGAGTACAAGAATGAGGAGACACTCACTAAGATGGAGAGTGGTTATGAGACGATAACCTTTGAGGGCTTTAAGGTGGTTACACACCGCTGGTTTGACCACATCATACAAAGGGACTTCTCCAATGGTACGAAGTGGCACAATCCTCATCGTATTATTCTGCTTGACAAATCAGAATGTCAGTTAGGTGTGGATAGCTTGGGTTCATTGAGTAATCTTGATATAGAGTACATCGGAGGAGATGATGAGCATGTATATATCAAGGCCGCTTACAGAATGGACTTTCAAAGGGTAATGCCAACCACTGGCGCAATGGCAATCTAAATAGTGACTAGTGACAAGTGACTAAT